ATCATAGGCTATACTGCTGTAGATATAAGGCACCCCCCCCACTTTTTTGTATGTGTACACCAAACAACCAAGCACATGAGTAACAATTCCAACTCCCACCCTTAAGTAACCAAGCACACATATAAACTTTTCCTGCACACCAGCATTTTCACACCCCCACCCCCTGCGGGTACAAAGTCACTTAGTATCTTAGAAACCCCATCTATACCTGCCACCACTCCCTGCAGGTACAAAGTCACCAAATTTCAAATATGACATCCACCCCCTCCCACCCACTCAAAAATATCATAAATAAATTTTACCTACTCTATTGACACCCCACCCCTGTCGTCCTATAATGCCCCCTGCAAACAACACTTAGAACAAGTTGAGATTGCCAGGCACCGAAGCTGCCCGCCTAGGTGCCAAATTAGCGAGGTAGAGCAGTAGTAGCTTGCTTGGTTCATACCCAAGAGGTCGCCAGTGCAAATCCGGCCCTCGCTTCCAACGTCAGTTCCATTGCCTTCCCAATGGACGCAAGAGCACCCGCAAACTGGGGAGTGTGCTGGCACCAATGTCGTAGAGCCGGTGAGCAAGTGCTGTTAGTCCTACAGCAACGTGGGTGAAAATCCCTCCTACGACACCCAATGGGGGGGGTGTAGCATAGCGGCCTAGTGCACAGAGCTGTTAAACTCTGATACGTCGGTTCGAATCCGGCCACCGTCCACCTATGATGAGTGTCGTATAATGGATAATTACACCATCCTGTCACGGTGGTTATGCAGGTTCGAGTCCTGCCCTCATCACCCCGCTAATGCAGAGATAACTGCAGCAGCGTAGCTTTTTTAGCTACACAACACGCAGAGGTAGCTCAGTTGGTAGAGTGGTCGCCTGAAGAGCCTCGCGTCCCAGGTTCAATTCCTGGTCTCTGCGCCAACTTACGAGACGTGCACTGCATACGCACTGTGTAAATTTACTTTATCAAATACATTTGAGCAGAGTGTGTTTGGCTAAGTGAGTTTTTCATGATGAAACCTTTATATAGGTAGTCCTTAGGAATTAGCCCGATGTTTACCCACGGGCTATTTTTTTTGCTTGCAATTTAGAGCACCCTAGTATATAGTGCTCGGTATAGCGAGGGTGTTATGAAAAAACGTAAGGCATATACAGCCGCTGATGAAGAATTGATTATCCGTCTTAGAGGCGAAGGTCTGAGTGAAAAGCAGATTGCCAAAGAGATGGGGAGAACGCAGAACTCAATCCACTGTAAAGTGCGAGAGATGCGTGAAGCAGGAAAACTGTCGCCCGTCCGAGAGACAGCCAAAATCTCCCACACTGACTTGGAGACGTTGGCGGCAGCCCATTTTACGACTGTACTGGTGGTGGAGTATTTCCAGAAACTGCTCAAGACAAACAAGTACAGCAGTCTGGAGAAGCTCGATGCGGTCTTATTGAATTTCCATGCTAACGGGAAGAAGTGCCCGTATTTTGGTGTGGAGATTGTGCCAAGTGCAGACAAGGGGATGTTTTCTGCTGTGCTGACGGTGGACGACCTTGGGCGACCAATGGTGGTGAGTAAACAAGCACAGAAGATGCGAGGCAAACTTAGTCATAAGATGTTTGTCAAGGTCATCTCCACTATTTATGAGAACCTATTTACACCTAAACGATGACGTGGCATAATGTGTCCGTCAGCCGTTAGGGGGCATTGGGTATTCAGTGGGGGACCCTCTGGCGGTCTGGCACCAGGAGTAAGATCTTGGGTTTCCTTTTAGGTTAAAAAGTTAAGAAGTACGAAGTCCTGTAGGTCTGTAGCCCGCAGGACTTTTTCTATTTCCATGCCTTGCTGGTGGTGGCGGTGGCGTCTTTGTTGTAGCCGAGAGTCTTGTCGTAGGTCTGTTTGGTTGGGCCGTGGATGTCTGGGTTAAATTGCTGAGAGTCGAAGTCGTTGAATTGGGTGACGGGTTTGTCTGACTGACCTGCTCCGCCATAAGATTGGTTTGGTGGGTTTTGGGTACCTTGTAGCTGGACGCGATTGCCCGTGTTCGTGCAGTCGTAAAGTACACAGCCTTTCGGGACGGTGACATATTCTAGGGTGCAGCCTTTTAGGAAACAGCCCTCTTTCATAGAACTCGGTGGGTTGCGGAAATAGGGTGGACAGCATTTTTGGAATTTGCAGTTGATGAAAAAACAGCGTTCTCCGAACTGGCATTGTGCGAGAAATGTGCAGTTTTCAAAATAAATATCGTCTTTAAATGTCATGCCAGGGCCGAATGTTCCACCCGTCATATATTGTACAAATGGCATAATGTGTTCCTTGTGTTATACTGTAAAGAACATTTTACCCCACGGAGTGAAAAATGAAATTAGAAGATGACGTGGTGAAGCAGATAAAAGACGTAGGGATGAAAGACCAATATTATAAGCACGTCTATTTACCTGACTTTGCCAGAGACATTGTCCTGTATGGCAAGACCGATGCGATGGGTGTGCTGACGTCTTATGAGTTGACACCTGAGGACTTTCAGACGATTGCCAAGATGCCGTTGTTCTTGACGCACGTCGCGAACTTACGTAAGACGCTGGCGAGTTCTGACTATGCAGTGGTGCAGATTAAAGCTGCTGAGGCACTGGAGGCGGTGGTGCTCAGTCTGCAGGGACGGGTGGCACAAGGTGTGATGACGACGCCTGAGTTGATTAAGACAGGTGATTTCTTGTTTAAAGTAATTGGCAGTGAGTCACTACGTAAACAAGTTGCAGCAGAGATCACAGGGCCAGTTAACCAAGGCACGGTGGTGAACATCGCCTATGGGGCAGATTTGCATAAGCTAAAGCCGTTGCCAGCTGATGTGCCGGTTAATGAGACGTTTGCAAAAGTGGCATCGAATTATGATATGACGGGAGTCGTGGACGCGGAGGTAGAGCGTGTATAATCAGATTTATCCAATGGAGAAATATCCTACGCTTCATAAGTTTGCTATTTCTGATGCGAAGGTGAAGTGCGTAGTTGGCCCTGCAGGGTGTCTTCCTGCAGAGACAGAAGTGATGACAAGAGATGGGTGGGTGCGTCTTGATACGATGCCAGAGGAGGCGTTGGTCTATAATCCGGATGATGACACGGCAGCGTTTTCTAAAGTTAAGCCTGTGGTGTTTGATTGCCCTGAAGGGTTTAATCGGTTTGTCAATGCTGCGACACTTGATATGGTTGTCAGTGATGAACATCGTGTGTGGTATAAGACTAAATATGACCAGAAGAAATTTGGGAAGATTGAGGCACCGTGGCACGTAGTCAGCGGAGGTGAACTTGGTCAGCAGTGGGCTGGTGGCACTAAACGAAATGCAGAAATTCGCACGGTGTTTGATTATAAATCAGATACACATTATCCACTTACGGATGACCAGATTCGTGTATGTGTGATGTTGTCAGCAGATGGGTCATTGCCAGATAGAGGTAATAAAGCGATTGTCACCGTGCGGAAGGAGCGGAAAAAGGAGCGTATTCGGTATCTGCTAGATAAAGCGGGTATTGCCTATACTGAACACAATTATAATGGCAGACCAACAGAGACCACATTTAGATTTGTCCCACCTGAGTACAGTAAAGACTTGTCAAGATTTTATAAGGCGAGCCGTGCACAGCTGGAGGTTATTGTTGATGAGGTGATGTACTGGGACGCCCATAGAGGTGAGAAAGGTTCATATTACACATCTAACGTCCGTAGTAATATTGACTTTGTTCAATTTGCATTTTGTGCAACTGGTATGCCATCTAAGATTATGGTTGAGACTTATGACAAGCCTAACTGGAACCCGACCTACCGAGCGACATGCAGTGGAAAGCAAGCTGAGTGGATCAATATGACTACTTGTAGATGGGAGCGTGTTCCTGCAGTGGATGGTAAAAAATACTGTTTAGAGACGACAACAGGAATGTTCATTGCACGCCATAATGGGAAAGTGTTTGCGACTGGTAATACGGGTAAGACATCTTTTATGGCGATGGAAATTCTACGTCGTGCTTGTATGCAAGAACCGAATCACGAAGGGGTAAGATACACCAAAGTGATGGTGGGGCGCAATACTTATCAGGTCTTGAAGTCTAATACGATTGACACATTTAAACGTATGTGGGGGAATCTCGCATGGTTTAAAACAGGTGCTGCGCCATTACGAGCGGGGCTGTATTTGTTGCTAGGTGATGACACTAAAGTGCAGTGTGATGTTGAGTTTATTTCGTTTGATACGCCTGACTCTATTTCAAAACTATTGGGGTATGAGCCGACGATGGTGTTCCTTGATGAGATTTCTGAGATGTCAGAAGACATCGTTTTAGCTGCAGCACGACGTATTGGTCGTTATCCATCAGGTGTGTTAGGGAAGTGTACGTGGTCAGGTGTAATGATGGCCACCAACGGACCACGTAAAAACCACTGGCTTTATGACTGGTATCTGGGGAAAAAGGATGAGGAGTTCAAAAGAACGGAGAAAGGGTCTAACCGGAAGTTCTTTGAGTTCTTTAAACAACCTGCCGCACTTCTTCAGAATCGTGATGGGGACTGGGTACCTAATCCAAGAGCTGAGAATATTGACAATCTTGCAGAAGGGTATGGGTATTACTTCGATATGCTGGGTGGCAAGAAGGCAGACATCCAAGCCTATGTGCAGGGTGACTTTGCAGATCTTGTAACAGGTAAATTAGTGTTCCCAGAGTTTAACCGAGACTTTCATGTGGTGGACGAGAGCACACTGGACTTGTCAGGTGGGTTCCCGATGTACCTTGCATTCGACTTTGGGCGCACACCATGCTGTATTGTAGCCGTGCAAATGCCGTCAGGTGCGATTGTGATCATTGATGAGATGTACGGTGAGGACATGGCGGTGGACACATTGGCACGGACAGAAATTTTACCGCACTTACGTCGTACCTATCCTAAGGCATGGATTGAAGATGGCTGGGGTGACCCTGCAGGTGAACAGAAAACGCAGGCAGTTGAGCTGACCCCATTTGAGGTGTTGAAGGATAATGGGATTTATATTAAGAATCCAGATCCATCTAACCGACTTGAGCCACGTATTGAGGCCGTGAAACAATATCTTACTCGCACAGTAGAGGGTGGACGCCCAATGCTGCAGGTGAGTTCAAAATGTAAGTTGCTTATTCAGGCACTAGGGTCAGATTATATCTATGAGATGAAACGTGGTGCGAATGGGGTGTTTATGGATAAGCCAACAAAATCGCACGTGAACTGGGTATCAGAGTTGGCAGACTGTACGCAATATCTTTGCTTAGGAATGTCAAGTATGCTAGGATCACGAAAGAAACGTAGTAGATTTTCTAATCTACCTCCACTGAACACAAGATTATTGAGATAGGAGATAGAAATGCAGACAGTATTTCGTGGGGTTCCACAAGCTAAGCCTAAAGGTGTGTGCCCTTGCCGTCGTGGTCGTACCGCTAAGTAAGGAGTAGGGACGTGGCGAGTAAAAAGATTAAAAAGCTCCAAGACGAGCTGGCTTCCTATGTTCGCCACCGTTTTGAAGAAGCGAAATCAGCCAAAGCAGAAGAATACGAACGGTTAAAACAATGTCTTCGTCAAGTACGTGGTGATGACCAGTGCGAGACATGTGATGATGTTCGTGTTGAAATGAATATCACATCACCGATTGTTCGTGGTGTAGTTGGGTTGTTACGAGATGTGTTTTCTAACTCTATCGACAACCCTTTTGTCATTAAATCAACCCCGATTGCTGAACTCAATGAAGATGCTAAAGAACTAGCTGCAGAAGTGTTGGAGCGTTCATTAGTTGAAATTGGTTACATACAGGGTCAGATGACAAAAGAGCAAGCTGTAGATATTGGTAATGAGTTGCGTGAGGCAGTTAAGCTGGAGCAACAAGAGATTGCCGATCGCGCAGCTGCCGCGATGAATTTACTTATCCAAGACAACTTGAGAGATGCAGAGTGGGTAAAAGAGTTTGGAGACTTCCTCTATAACTTTGTTGTATTCCCTGCAGCCTTTATGAAAGCACCGTGTGTTAAGGTGGTCAAACAGAAAGACTGGAGTGGAAACCGAATGGTTGTCAAGGACAAGATGGTTCGTGCAGTAGAGAACATCAGCCCCTTCGACATCTATCCGGCACCTCATGCTAAGTCGTTAGAGACAGCGGAGTTTGTTATTGAACGACGTAAAATGAGTAAGTCTGAGCTTATTGATTTATACAGCGTACCAGGGTTCCATGCAGACGGTATTGAAGAAGTGTATACCACATATCCAGGTGGGTATATCGAGCCGTATGAAGACGGAGAACATGGTGAAGAAGTAACAGATGATGTGGAGGTTGGTGATGGAGAACACGACTCGGCTCAAGGGTTCTACGATACGATTGGCTTTTATGGCTCTATTCGTGGCGATATTCTTGAAACGTTTGGTATGGAAGTGGGTGACGTCCATCGTACCTACGAAGCTGAAATCTGGATGGTAGATGACATCATCATCAAAGCGAACCTGAATCCGGATCCACTTGGTCGCAGACCATTCTTTGCCGCATCGTTTGAACCTATTCCTGGCAAAATTTGGGGTGAGAGTCCTGTATCTCGTCTTAAAGGTGTTCATGATGTATGTGCTGCTACGATTCGTGCGCTCGTGCGAAATATGGAGTATGCGTCCGGTATTCAAGGTGAAGTAGACCCAGAGCGATTGGTAGATTCAAATGACGACCCACGTGTAATACAACCAAATCAAATTCGATTGGTGGACAATGATCCTAAGTATGGTGGACAACCAACATACCGTTACTACTTAATCCCAGATATTTCTCAAAACCTAATGACAACTTTTGAACGGTTCCAACAACAAGGTTATGAGATCATTGGTATTCCACGAGTGGCATTCGGATCTAGTCAAAATCTTGGTACAGTAGGACGTACATCAGGCGGTGTGGCAATGGTGTTGAACCAAGCCAGTAAGTCTGTAAAATTCGCATTGCGAATTGTAGAAGAAAATATTATTGAACCGGTTATCCAATCATTTATTGACTACCACTTAATGTTCTCTAATGACCCAGCAATACAAGGCGATATTCGTGTTTATGCACGTGGTGTAAGTGGTATTGTAGAGAAAGAAAACAAAGAGCAAAAACTTGAGTGGGTAGTACAATCAATTTCAGGTTGGGTTGGTCAGCAAGATGAAACAGGACAACCAATCATACCGGGCTCTGCAGTTAGAACATTATTGGCTAAACTATTTGAAAGTGCTGGTATTGACACTGAAGACATTTTCCCTAATCACGATTTACAACAAGTGATGAATCAATCTGTTGGACAACAACCACAAACACAGCCATTGGTTGACGGACAACTTGATGCACGAAGTGGTGCCGCGATGGATGCTATTGCTAATCAAGGCGCAGTAGGGCAAAATAATGGTCAACCTGGAGCAATGTGATGAAAACCAAAGTAATTGAAATCCCAATTACCGTTTACGGAGATGATGCGTCAGCTGATTACAAAGAAGATGAAACGATTGTTATCAGTGACCTCACCCTCGTACACATTCAAACCCCCGAAGAAATGATGAATAATCCACTCGTAACGTTCTACCGTAAGGTGCCTGTTATTGAGGGTTGTTCTGTAGACACATTTTGCTACTGTTTCGGAGCAACGTGTGATGAAATTTATCTACCACCTGGCGAGTATGAGATGTCAGTGGAAGTTGAAGGGGCTAAGTATACGCCAAATGGTACTTATGAAATGACAATGGCATTTGAAGAAGTTGACCAAGCCTATACGTTAGCTACAAAATTAAATGCCTTAGGGGGTTGCCAGTGAGCACAATGAGTTTAACATTATCAAAAAAAGAAGTGTTGGCGTTACGACGTTTTCGTACTAGCAACGACACTGCAGTAATCAAAGGGTTATTACAACGCCTTTTAGACTCCGATATTGAGGGGTTTGAAGAGACTGAAGCAAGCGAAGAATTGCGTTTACGTGTTGCAGCAGACAGACGTTTAATGGCTATTTTATTTGACAGCGAACTAAATTTGGAGCAGACGAATGAAGCGTAAATCAGCAGTTATTGATGCCCAATGTGGTGACCGTTTGATCTTTGGGTTAGTAAACCCAGATGAAGACGCGTTGTATCAATTACAATATGGTTTCATGCCACCAGACGGTCAAATGGTGACTGATGTGGTGTGGCAAAATGTACGTGTTAACGGTAAAGAAGTATTGTTAGACACAAATAACTACCCGTTGGTGTATAATGTATATGCCTCAGGTAAATATCGTTTGGTGAACATGGCAGGGGATAACACATCAGCATTGCCAGTGCTCATTGAACAATACAGTGTTAATAATTACCTTGTGAAAGAAAAGGCTATCTAATGAGTAAGCTAGACCGTATTAAACAACGCAAAGAAGCGTTGGAAAACATTCGCAAAAATGCAATGACACATCATGTCATTTGTGATTTGTTGGATTCTGAACTTGCACAGGTACGTGAGCGTTATGAGACGACACAACCGGCAAGTGAGTTTCTTCGTGGGCAGTTAATTGCCTTAAAAACATTACGTAATGAAATAGGAGACAGATAATGTCGCATACCCAAATTGAGGCTGAAGCCGACGCGGAAATGGACAAGTTCCTTGCCGGAATGAATGGTGAACAGCCACAACCCCCAGCAGAAGGCAAGAAGGAAGATGAACTAGATGAGTCTCAGTTCGCGGTGGAAGATGAAGGTGAAGAAGAAACCCCCAATCAACCGCAAGCTCCTTCAGGCAGCAGTCCTGGCACTAATCAGCTACCAGCGCAGCAACCCCCGGCACAAGCACCAACAATGTACACGCCAGAGCAACTGGAGTACGAAAGACGCTTGGCGGAAGAGCGTGGGCGTAACGCGGCAATGACGCAGATGATGCAAGGTGGTGTACAGCAGCACCAACAACCTGAGCATCAAGGACCAGCACCATTATTTGATCCATCAGAAATACAATTAACTGATGAAGAGATCAATCTGTACGGTAAAGACGCTACAGCGTATGCAGAGAAAATTGCAAAACGTGTAATGCAACAAGTGCACGAGAAAGCTATTATCCCGTTACAGCAACAAATTTATCAGCAACAACAGGCACTGAACCAAAACCGTGTGGATTCAGCAACACAACAATCACAGTTGTTATTCCAACGTGTTCAAGCTGCAGTACCTGAGTTGCCACAAATCACACAGTCTCAGGAATGGCGTAATTATTTAAATACACCTGCACCTGGTACTGGTGGGGCGGTCGCTATGAGAACTCTCTTAGAGACCAACATTCGTCAAGGAAATTTCGATGGTATTAAAGAGATTGTCGACATTTATCTTGACCGAAGCAAGCAGTCGGGTTTACAATCTCAAGTATCACCCGGTAGATCACAGGTGAGCACTCCCCCTAGCACCCTAGCCACCCGCAAGCCAAAACAGCTTGCCTACTCTAAGTTCTTATCAGCAAAAAACCAATATGTTTCTGGACTGATGTCTTATGACGAGTTCTCGCGTATTGAAGCAGTCTACGATAAGGCGGCGGTAGAAGATCGGATTAACTATGACAAATAAAGGTTAGGAGTAATCTAATGCCAAGTAAAAACAGACCGAGCGGTATGCAGTCTTCGATTGGTTATCAGGTCTATTCAATGCTTAATCAGCCTTTCTTCGCTGATAAGATGATGACCCGTACTTATGCAGACACCATCGCGGGGGCTATCACCTCTCAAGACATCGTTCCTACAGAATTAAAAAACTGTGGTAACCAAGTAATTTTCCGTCGTAAGCCGGAAGGTGAAATCTTTGACTACGTCAAAAACCAAAACTTATCATATTCCGAATTAAGTACTGACACTATTACAATGGTTGTTAAACGTGCTAAATACTGGAACTTGAAATTGGATGAACTTGATATTTCAGAAACTTGCGGCATCAAAAAATGGGTACAATGGTTCTTAGATGATTGTGCGGAAAAACTCCGTCAAAAAATCGATCAAGAAATCTTGAACTACATTCCTCGCAAAGCAGATGCGTTCAACAAAGGTTTACGTGCTGGTAAATTATCAGGTGCGTACAACTTAGGTGGATTCGGTGCACCAGTGACCATTACAGCAGAAAACTTAATTGAACATTTAACCAACTTATCAGCTGTGTTAAATGAGCAAATGGTTCCACGTCAAGGTCGTTTCATCGTATTACCACCAGCAGCAGAAACCCTATTCTACCGTAATCAGTTATTAAACAATGCGGCAGCATCAGGTCTTTCTAAAGCAGTTGTGTTGACACAAAACGTACCGGAAATTATGGGCTTTAAAGTGTACTTCACACCAAACATGCCTATGATGTTTGACCCGGTTGCGAAGAAAAACACATACATGATCGTGGCAGGTTTAAAAACAGCAACTGGTTTTGTAACTAAACTTACAAAACAAAAACACATTGACAGTACTGAAACTTCGTTTGCAGAATACTGGCGTGGTCTTCAAATCTATGATTTTGAAGTTCTACAACGTGAACAGTTAGCTGTTCTTTATGCGTCAGTAAGCCTATAAGGGAGGTAAACAATGAGCGTTATTCATAATGTATTCCTAGGTGGTGACAAATTAAAATACCCTTGGGATAACTGGATGGACAATGACCAGAGCGACAAGAATGCCAAGTTAGAATATGCGGCTCACTTGAAACGTACTAACTACACTGTACCATTCTTCTTCTCTCGCTTTGCACCGCATTGGAACAACTGGTTTGTAGAGTCAGGTATGACTGACCTTGCTAATGGCGATGGTTTTAAAGCATTCCAATTAGCAGCAGGTTCACAAATCAAACAGCTTGTATTCCATAACAAAACTGCTTTACCGGGCACAACAGTTGCATTGGAATTAAGTGGTGTTACTGGTAAAGAGCCAGCCGATGTAGTGGCGTTAAATAAAGCAGTAGAAACAGCTCAAGCAGCTTATGAAAAAGCTCATGCAGCATCAGTTAAAGCTCCAGATGATGCAGACTTGAAAGCTAAAGCAACTGAAGCAAAAACTAAAGTTGATGAAGCAAACAAAGCATTACAAGAAGCGACTGAAACTGTTATCGCAACACATGAAGTTGATTTATCAAAAGTTGGATACTTCGTATTTGACATTAACGAATTCTTACAAACCAATGGTGATTTAACCATCATCAAAAAAGCAGGTACATTTGAATCAGCTTGCTTCTCAGCGTTTGTGGAAGTAAATGACTTCAGCGATGAGCATCAATGCCATTGCGGTGTGTTGCCATGCGACACTGATTATCCAGATGCGTTGTGTACTCCACAACAAACTGGCACGCGTTTAGCCTAAGTGCTTAACAATCGGGGAGGCTACAACCTCCCCTTTTTTCTAGGAGAATTAAAATGACCCCACAACCTAATCAACAAGTTCCACTAGCGTTTATCGACCGTACTGGGTATGTAACGCCATTCAACGGTATTATGGACCGCACATTAGACGGTTGGTACATTTATGACGATGTAACACTTAAAAAAGCGTTAGAGCAGATGCGTCGCCTTGAAGAAGATCGTGTACGTGATGAGATTGGAATTATTGATGTTCAATACTCAGTGAATGAAGAAGATTCAGAAGCCACAGGCATTGGTCAAGATGCACCGGAATTTGCTCGTGATATTTTTGGTGTTGAAAAAGCTGTGCCATTCTTGAATATGGGGAAACAGGCTCCGGCAATGGATTTAGTACCAGGTCAAGTACCTGAGATTATCCCTCCACCGCCTCCACCAGTTCAAACTACAACAGTAGACCACTTGCATGTGACTCCAGATAATGAAAATTTATCTGAAGATGAAATGACAGAGATGTCAGAAAAAGCACTTAATCCTAATCAAGTAGCAGCGGCTATTATGGGGCTATAATGAAAATATCCTCCCTAATTGAAGATGCTCGTCGATACGTTGTAGGTTATTACGAAGACGATGATGAGCAGTATGTACATTGGTTAGAGGAGGATTGGTTAAGCTACGTCAAAATGGCGATTGGCATTGTAACGTTGGCTGACCAGTCCGCGTTTACCAAAGTAATGGATATTGAGCTAGTAGAAGGCTCAGTACAAGAAATTCCAGATGAGTGTAAGACACTCAAAGCTGTTCGTGGCGTTAAAGACGAACGTGGGGTTATTACCCATCGCGTACGTAAACGCGCGAGCAACACATTACAACTCCCAGCTATAAGCAGACCTCTTTGTAAAAGCATCACTAAGAGCAACAGTGATTATGTTGTGAAAAGTTATGCACTTGATGACGATGATGATCGTATCATTGTTGTTGAACCACCAGTCCCTGCAGGTGTGACAGGATTACTCACAATATCCTGTTATTCTCCCCCAATAGTAGAAACAGAAGATGATGATATTGAGCTTACGCAGGCTCAACAAACAGCTGTATTTGAGTTGGTATTGTATTATGCGTGGGGCGTTGATATTGAAGATACAGCGAACCGTGAGCGTAGTAATACGCACTGGGAGCACGCTATGACATTATTGAAGGTAATCAATGATGCAGACAGCAAAGCATTGAAACGACAAGCGAGAGTAATGAATGGCAACAATTAGTCAATTTTTAGATTATGTTCAGCTGTATGCACCTGATGTTGATGACGGTGTTGCACAGTTTGCTATTCAGGAAGCTGTGACAGATTTCATGCTGAAAACAGAACTAGCACGCGATTTCATACGAATTCCACTGCACGACAAAGTTCACGACTACGCTATTGAGTTAGACAGTTGCCGTATCTTGGCAAGTATCAAGTCAGTTAAGAAACTTGCAGATGACTGTGGAGAGATGGGTGAAGAGTTGGAAGATACTAAGACCCCTGATGTTTATGGTTATGCGTTTGATACTGACAATGGTGCGATGGATGCAATCTGGATCGGTGAAGTAGCAGATGGTGAAGTCGTAGAGGTTGAATATGCGTGGGCTATGGGTCGTGGTGGTTGTGAGATCCCGGATTTCATATTGAACAAATATGCTACGCCAATACAATACTTAGCATTAAGTAAACTTTATTTAATCCCTGGACAAGAATGGACAAATCCTCAAATTGCTGCGAATTATCAAAATCAGTATGAGAAAGCAGTAGCTGACATCAAGCGTAAGACTACTAAAGTGAAAGGTGGTCAAATGATTGGTGGTGGATTTATTCGACGTAGACGGGATTGTTTTGGGGGATTTTTCAGACGATGAGCAAATTCTTATATGGGGATGAACCTCCTCAACAACGATGTGGACAACCGTGTTTTGTACCAGTAGAAGACATCTGGGAACGACACCCGCTTAACCCCTGCTGTCCTGAAAAGAAAAAATGTTGTCCACCTAAAACGAAAGCGCGAGACACAATCCGTTTAAGCCGTGAAGAGGCACAGCGTTGCTTTAACTATGGTAAACGTAACTGTGATGGTACGGTGACACAATCTGTAATCAACCGTTATTACAAAATGGAGATCCGTGAAAAAGGTTATTGTGACGTGCTGATGTGTATTCCACCATCAGAAGCATTGATGGACGGGTCAGTGTGCTGGGCATGGCCAGAATCATTCTTATCGTTACCAGAAGGGTATTACGAGGCGGATGTTTATATTGATGGGTGTATTTGCCACACGCATTGTTTTTATTTACCAAAATGTAGCGTACAAGCTACACCAACAGAGGTTAAGTACAAGAATGGATGTGATACTTGCCACACTTGTGGTGGTGTCGGTTTCGGAAGTTGTAGTTGCCACAATGATTGTTGTGCTGCCATCCCTATGGTGGATAATGAAATTGTTGAACCGAAAGCTGTTGGATGTCCTACGGGGTGTGATGAATGCTAGACGTAACAAACGTATGGGGTCGTAAGACGACCACAACTAAATCAGTGTCTGCTACAGATACAACAATCCGAGTAGCGAATGGTGTTCTCTTTGAACCTAAAGATGGCACACACTATTATGCTACACTTATCAATGGGGATAGCCGTGAGGTAGTCAAGGTTACACGTCGAGAAGGTGATGTCTTAACTGTAGAACGTGGCCAAGATAATACATCAGCACTTACGTTCCCGTCTGGTGTATGTGTTAAGGTTGAATGGGACCCACAGCAGTTATGCGAATTTGTGAAGCAATGTGCAACAGGTGACTCCCATAAAATAACAGCCGGTACAGTGTGCTTTACCTGTGATACATGTATTGAGTATGATGAAGGTGGGCATATTATCCGAGTGAATGGAGCCAAAGGGTGTTAGAGCAAAAAGATGACAACGGGTATATCAAGCGTGTTGAAAAGACAGGCTCTACCGTTGGATCTAATGTAACGTTGGATAATGATGTGTGGCTTGAGATACGTGAAAAATCAAAGCCACATATGGAGAAGAAGGAGCCGAAACGTGCTTGAGTATATTGATAATTTTGAGTATGGTCTTAGTTGTCCATTGAAACCAACAGATACAGCGCTGCAACTGCCACCAGAAGCTATCAAGCAATTAAATACAGTGATGAAGGGTAACCATGTTTATATTTCATTACATTGGTTAGATAAGTTTGAAGTGGTTAAATTTACAAAAGATAACGATCTCAAACTCACTGACAAAGTGCCAGTTGAGCGAGATGTAGAAGTTAAAGGCAGTAAAAACTTCCCATTGGGGTCTTGTGTAAAAGTGCAGTGGAACAAACTCACAATGGACGAATATATTGCACAGCGAGGTAGATAATGGCTTGTGAAAAACCGCTTATTTTCCTATCGTGTGATTCATCTGGGCAGGCGCGAACTGCACAAGCAGTGAACCCGAACGACACATTTATCCAGTTAATGCGTGGACAAGGTAGTCGTTTTCCGGAGGTTCCTAACGATAAATGGTTCTATATCCGTGTAGTGGGTTGCGACAGTTGTTGTGAAACTATGCGAGTAGTAGGCCGAGAAGGTGACAAACTACATGTTCAGCGTGGATTCGGGACACAATGCACCTGCATTAAGAGTAATTCGCTGGTTACATATACTACTGACACACAATATTTCTTTGAGGATTTATTGAGCGTGTTACCGTTAAATGTAACAGATCCACTGAAGTACAACTGCGAAACAAATACGCTGTCTGTTGACTGCGCTAAATTGTTCTCGTCAAAATGTGGTGGGTGTGGCTGTGAAGGTACATCTAATACTGCAGCAGCAGAAAACCCAGCACCTGCGGGTGGCAGTGGTGGTGGAGCGGGGCTTCGTGGTCCGAAAGGTGATAAAGGCGATGCTGGTGTAGGCATTCAATCAATGACGGTATCTGCTACGAAACGGTTACTTGTAACGCTTTCTGATGGACGCCTCATAGATGCTGGCATGGTACCTACTGCAGCCGGGGTTCCAGGAGAACGTGGTGCACCAGGTGAGAGAGGTGAAAAAGGTGAGAAAGGTGATGCAGGTACAAGTCTTGTAGAATTTACCATGCAAAACGGCAACCTCATTGCAGCAATGTCTAATGGTGAGAGTAAGAATCTTGGCTCAGTAGTTGGACCACAAGGTCCACAAGGTCCACAAGGTGCGCAAGGTCCGATTGGACAAGATGGTTATACATTCTCGTATGTTGAGGATGCCACTAATGCGTATCTTTCAGGTAGACCAGGGGCAACAGTAAGACTTGCTATTATGACACCAACGGGTGAAGAAGATGGTGGATCATTTGACATTCCACCGGCAGGGTTCTTGAAAATCCGCAAGTTAAATGTAACTGGAAAAACTGCAGTCTTAATTCGTCAAAATGGTAGCACAATGGGTGTAGCAGTGGCTGGAGGCTAGAGTGCATTTTATGACATTTGGGGGGCTAGTACCAAAGGTAGCCCCTAAAGCATTACGAAATGAAAATGGTACAGTAGCAGATAACCTTGATGTTTACAGCACAAGGTTTTTGCCACATAAAGAATTAGGTGAAAGTGTTGTTTTACTAAGTGTATACGGGGTACGGTATAACGGCATCCCTGAGGTTATACACAAAGTTGGTAACACTTTCATTGCTTTTACAGATTGGGTGTCGATAGCAGAAGATCCAGTCGAACGATTAGGTAAAAACAGCTTCTTGTTTGTAGAAGGTGGGAAACTTTGGCGTCAATCTGAGCAGCGCATCTTACAAAAACTTCCACCAATTCAAGTTGGTATGGAACGACCAGCATGTGATGTTAAACCGACAGCAGAGTTAGTTGAAGACGCTGGGTGTGAGACACCTTGTATTGGTGATGTGTGTGGTATCGAATTTGGTAAAGATGAGTGCCATGAGAAGGTGCCATATCTTACAGCATATAAATTTACGTATGTGAATGGGTGTGAGGAAGAGTCTGCAGATTCATTCCCGTCTGAGTTTATTGACTTCCACGATGGTGATGCCATCAGAGTGAGAGCCAATGATAAGCCACCAGCAAACGCTGTTAAGCGTAGATGGTATAGAGCAGTACCAAACCAAGACTATGGGGTCGAGTGGTTATTTGTAGGCGCACAGGACATCAATGAACAAGAGTTCTATGATGTAGCTTGTGCAGAAGGTCTAGGTGCATCGTTAGAGACAGAGATAGATAACCCACCACCAACATGTATTGAAGGCATTGTAAACGTGGGTAATAACCGTACAGTGTTGTGGGGTGGCAATAAGATTTATGTATCAAATGCAATGCGTCCACACGCATACCCAACAGCGAATGAATACGAGCTACGGTTCAATGTATTGCGATTAGCTGCAGTAACAGAGAAAGTTGAGGGTGGTGAACATTATCAAGTGTTGGCTCTTACAGACGGTCTTCATTACCGAATTGTATTCACAGACACGGTTGGTATATCTGAGTTAGAAACCCGCTTTGATGCAATTAAGCGAGAGATGACGTGCACCAATGAAGTTGCAATGTATTACATTGCCAAAGAAGGGATATGCGAGTTCACGACTGGTGGTATTCAGTTAATAACTGGAGATTACTATACAGAGCGTGAGTGGTCACAGTGGTATGATCGTAATACACGAATGGTGTACCATGATGGATCATTGTTCTTCTTCCGTGGACGCAATTTTGTATACAGACTAGGTGCAGATGAACGTCGAGATGCAAGCCTTACCACATTAAGTACGAAGTGGGATATGGGGTGGTCTAACCACCGTAACAAATTACTCGTTTATGAGAAATTGCCAGTAGGCGAACCGCTCTGCAGATGGTTTGGTGATGGGCAAGAAAGAATGTGTGGTGTATGGCGAAGTAAACCAATCATGATGTCTGGACGGTGGAGACCTACAACATTTAAAGTTGTGTCGCCAGAGTTCGTTGCAAAATCTGTGTATGCGCGTCGTGAACGTGGCAAATATCGAGATTGGTTGCGTCTTCATCCGACACTCGGAGTAGATGAGTATATTGAGGCCTTTCCGGAGAAAGAACAATATCGTGATGAATTGCGCCGCCAATACCCGTATGTCGAAGTGGTATTATTTGCAGACGGAAAAGAGTATTATAGACGCAAAGTAACAAGTGAACGCCCTGTGTTAGTCCCCCGAAAATATAGAGCGATTGATTGGCAAGTTGAAGTGAGAAGTCGGTTAGTGATTGAAGAAGTCCATATCCAGACTTCACGAGAGAGCTTGCTTTCGGAGGAGTAGATGAGCACAAACGGAGTATCATCTGGAACTAGCGGTGGTAAAACTGCAGCTGCAGGTAACAAGGCAGTACAGAACTCAGCCACCGTAGGCAGTGTACAATCGAGTGGTAATGGTAACGTAGGGATTTCCTCTAACCATATCATTCAATACCCACGCCAGCCAAAACGTGATGACGGTAAGTGGTTGGCTATTGGATCTTTATTAGGTACATTGGTTGGTAAGTTTGCCAGCCAAAGTATTATCAACAAAGCCAAAGATGCAGAAGGCAAGTGGCGTGAAGCAAACGACACACTGTTTTCACGTGGCAAACGGCACTTCGATGACGGTGACAAAGAGTGGGATAACCGCAAAGGCCCTGAAGGTGCACTTGAGGCACAAGCAGATTGGTACAAAGATCGTAGAGATGATGAATATGACTACGGTAACTCCCTAAACCCATGTAACGATGCTATCCATGAGAAATTATGTGCATTTGTTAAATGTGGGTATAAGGCGGATTATCGTGGCATTGCAGAACGTGCGATTGCTACTGCAGAAGCAGCAACGTTGAAAGAGCGTCGCGAGATCCGTAAACAAAAGAACCGTTACGCATATGGTGAGTGTTGTGACACAGAGCAACGCTTGGCAACAGCTAAAATAATGGCAGTTGTAGGCACTGTGGCGCAGTTGCGAGAGGCAGAGTGGATTAAAGCGTTCGAGACCAATATGAAATTGTTGTTTGATGGTGCTAACACGATGGAACAACACAGGTCTGGTCGTATTGGACAAGCTGAAAAATGGGCGTCTTCTCATGCTACACTCAATGATAAATTGTACGCATACCGAGTTAAAAATGCACATGACTTGTGGACACTTGGTGGCGAGATGCTTACTGCAGCTGGTCGTAACTATGGCTGGTTGGCGGATAGCTTGCGTAAAACAGCAGACAAAGACATGTCTGGCATGGCAAGTTTAGGCGCACTTATTGCACTACTCATTTCAATTTTCGTTTGTCAACAAGGAAAACTTTGTGGTGACGATGATGACGGCGGTGGCTCAAGTGGTGGTGGAAATATTGATACAAGGGTAGCAGACTAATGATGAACAACTTAATGATGGGTGGATTACCCCCAATGAATGGGATTGACCCATACTTGGCACAACAATACGGACTTAACTCACCTGCAGATATGGGTGGGTATAATCCGGATATGCAAGACCCATCAATGCAATCACTGATGAGTGAAATGGGGCAACCAGCAGAACCAAACATGATGGGTGTGGCAACCCCACAAGATATGTTAGGACAACAAGCACCACAGATGAGCCAGCCTGAATTTATGGCACTTGCTCGTCAATTAGGGTTGGTTGGTGATGACGAACAACAAGTTATATTGGGGGCTGACCCGATGGTAGATCCTGGTTATAATGACCAATATGACATTATGAGTTTATTGGGAGGAGCATACTAATGGCTTACGATATGACAGGGCAATGGGGGTTTGGCGGATCATCTGGTCTATTAGACTGGGGTAGTGATATAGCGCGAATGTGGGGTATGGGTATGGCAACTGGTATGAAAACCAGTGAGGCGATGGATGCGTACCGTGCTAACCAGGTAATGAACCCACTCAGACTTGAGCGCGAGTTAATGGATGACCAGTTAAAGCGTGAGCAAATACAAGCTGCCTATACTCCTACGTATAAAGCAAATCGTATGGACTATATTACGGCTGTTCAACAGAACCCGGGATTACGTGACCCATACGCAGAGCAACACTATGGGAATATGGACCCGTGGAGACATAAAGTCTTAGGTGATCAACAGCAAAATGTGGTGAATCGTACGCAAACTGCTGTAACGAATGGTAACCACCAATCAAGCTCATCAAATCACAACGTATCGCCTTCGCAACAAGGCTCACAACAAACAAGTTATGAGTACGATGCAAATAGAGGCATGTATACACCAGTGTATGGAAAACAGGGGTAAGGTATGGGAGTTGATCAACAATCATGGGGTGAATACTTAGCTGGAGCAGAGTGGAGAGGTGAAGACCTTGACAAACTCAATGCGCTACCTGATGAGGAAAAAGCCAAACTTGTGAGCGAGATGAAGATGCAACAAGAAGCGGCTGATAAAGCATATCGAGCGCAAGTAGCAGCAAAAGTAAATGCAAGTGTTGCAGCACAGCAAGCACAGCAAGCACAGCAAGCACAGCAAGCACAGCAAGCACAGCAAGCACAGCAAGCAACAACACAGGCTAATACACAGCAAACTACGAAAGCGGAAGAAAAACCAGCGCAGCAAGCAACGCAAACTAAGACACAACCGTCTACAAAAGCGGAAGAAAAACCAGCACAACAAGCACAGACAACACAAGCTGTACAACAAGTTGTGCCAACACAGGCTACACAGCAAGTGTATCAACGCCCTGCAGAGCCAGCAGTGCAGATGGGAGCGAATGGTTATCCTATTTATGAGAGATTGCCTAATGGTGGGTACCGCTATGACACTACGTATTTAGACCCACAAGGCAAGGTTGACCCTTATGCGATGCCTAATGGCATTCGTGGGGACTTTGGTGATCAAGAGGCTTACTGGAATTTACGTAACCGAGCCACATCAGCAAAAGCGCGTTATGAACAAAGCCAAGCCGCTAACTTGCAAGGTGAGGCGACATCGGGGTTAATGCAGGTTCAGGCAGATCCTGAGACACATCGTCTGGCACAAGAGTATATGCAAAGTGGCATGGCTCTTAACGCACAAGAGGCTCTCAATCTGGCTACGGCGGAACAAGCACAACGTATGGGTATTTGGGGTGCAGCTGCAAACGCATACGCATCAGCACAACAAGGCCTTGATAATGCTCAAACTCGTAACACAGCGGCTGGTATGTATTATGGTGCAGATACACCAAATATGGTCTCTGCAAATGGATTTAGAGCACACACAGACTTGAATGGTGTCACATTTAATAGTGATGGAACTGTAAACGTGGTAGCACCGAATGGTCAAGTTATCAAGGGGGTTAGTGCAGACCGAGCAATGGCGGGTGTAGCAGGTGGCTCTCCACAAGCAGCTGCAGCGGCACGACTCAACGCAGCAACTAATGTAAACCGATCCCTCAACGGTTCTTATGGTGGAATGTGGTCAGGAGCACCGACCAATGCTGCAGTGATGTCGGTTGCAACAACTGAGTCTAAGAACGCAGCGAAGGAATCCAAAAACAAACAAACCCACGTAAACTCAACATACGCACACGAGTAAATTATGACACAGACAGTAGCAGGACAATTTAGACAATACTGGGCACCGATTCTACAGCCGTATGCAGATAAGGCTGGGATCCCAGTGGATTATCTTGTGACCCAACTTGGTCAAGAATCAATGTGGGGTAAAATTACCCCACGTGGTTCACATAACTATGCTGGCATTCACGAGTTCCGTAAAGGACGTGATGGAGTAGTGGCACGTGATGCAGGTAACCTACGCAAGTTCCGTACATACGACAGTGATGATTCATTTGCTAAAGACTATGTAGGGTTGATGGAGCGACTTTATCCAGGCACAAAAGGTGCTAAGGATTTTGGTGCATTCGCTAATGCTCTTCAAAATGGTAAGGGTGGGCGTAAGTGGGCAGAGTCACCTACTTATGTACAAGACTTAATCACGGTGTATAACAGTTCTATCGCACCGCTAAACGGGCAACCAACCACTGCTACAGCTATTCAGACAACTCCAGTTGAATCTGCATTTAACGGTACATCACCGGAACAGGCAGGGTACACTTTTACTGGTAAGGAAGATACACAAAAAGTGATCAACCCTTACGAGAAATTGTACACACAACAAATTAAGCCAGTCGATACACCAGCACTGCCGCAATACAAATCTGAGTTTAGAGATGGGTACCAAGCACGTGGAGTGGATAATAGTTTTTACAATATGTGGGGAATTAAGTAATGGCAAGTTTTAAAGACCTGCAACAGTATGTAAACAATGCAAACGTAAACGCATATTTAAATATGCTGATGGATGCAGAAGGTACGTCCAAGCACGCAAACCCTTATGCAGTTGCGGGTGGTGGCAAGGTTATGATCCAAGATTTGTCACGTGCAGGTGGGTTCCCTTCGTGGGGGTTTACCCAAACTGATGGCAAGAAAAACACATCATCAGCAGCTGGTGCGTTTCAGTTCTTAAATAGTACATACGATGATTTACGCAGACAAGGGTACGAGGTAAATGACTTCCAACCACAGACACAGCGTATGGCGGCCATCGCCCTGTTAAAGCAAAACGGTGCGTTACCTTACATTGTAAATGGAGACTTCAATACAGCTATCCGTAAGTCTGCAGGTACGTGGGCAAGTTTACCTGGTTCACCATATGCGCAAAAAACACGTGATATGAAATTCGTCCAGGACTCACTGAGAAAACACCTCAATGACCCAAACATAACCCTCAACAACTACGACCAGTATGCGACCGCAGGGGGTGGTCAGCAAAACGGTAATCCCTTTCTGCCACGAATGCAACAAGACGTAACTCAAGTGGAAAATCCTTACGCTCAGATGTATAATCAGCCAAACACACAGGCGACACAACAAGAGCAAGTAGCGGAAATAAACCAAAGCCAACCAGTCAAAATTGACTATTCTGGAATGGTTGACCCTGAGCTTGCACGCTTAGTTGGAGAGCAAAACAGAAATGCACAAAACCGATTATGGGGTATGTAACTTATGTTGACACCACAAGAGATAGCAGCCAGAGCAACAGGCGTTGGAGACTTATCCTTTGCTAACCCACCACAACAAGGTGGGTTTTTGCGACCTATGAAACCACAAATGGATCCAGTTGAATATGATTGGGAACTTCGTCGTAAAGCCTATGATGTATTGAAATCACAAGGTGATCCAGCAGCGGACAATTCCGCTAAATTTGAAGATGTGCGTACCTATTATGGTACAGGCGTATTGCCACAATCTATGCAGGACTTATACACCCGTCAGGGTCGTGAGCTACCTACTTCACAGCAACAAGCAGAACCTCAACAGCAACAAAATGGGTTATTTGTTAAGGCACAACAACCTCAGCAAACAGAAGGGCAATCTGCACCACAGAAACCTGTATATGATTTCAATCAACCAACTAAGTTCACACCAATCTTAGTGCAAGATGACGCACACGCTGAACAGTTAAAGAAATCAGTTGAGCCACTATTCAATAAATACAGCGGTGTAATTTCCGCTGCGCAGAATGACACATCAGATATAACAAACAACGGAAGCAAGAGTTTGAATAGTGCACGTATGCGTGACACGACTAAACTTACCCCGTATTTATTCTGGACGTTATATGGTCTTAACCCTGACCAGGCGAATAAACTCCCTGTTGCTGTACGTAGAGATATGCTAGATGACGCGTTTAAGTGGTATGCGTCAAACCTAACCCCTGAACAATTAGCGGAGAAACAAGCCCAAGGGTGGACACTTGAAGGCTCGATTGCCAATGCGAAAAAGACGTATGGCATGGACGAGAAAGAAGACAACGATAACAGTATCACGGACTCTATCAAAACAGTCGTTAAAGGAGCATCCTCTGGTGCGATGCGTTCAGTTACTAACATTGGTGCACTGTTAGATGGCTTGGGCGGTGATGGAGACAAAGAGACTGGCCTTGGTCAAGGTGTAAAATATCAGGCAGAGTTCCAGAAATGGCTTGATGAAGGTGACTCAAAGACATTAAAAGCACAAAAACAAACATTGAATTATTACCTATCGCAAGACCGTGTTGCTGATGCAATGAAATACGTATTAAGTAACCCGGAACTTCTCGCGAGTATTGGTGGTGACCTCGCTGGTGGTCTGGCAGCTGACTCCGCTATCGTATCAGGTATTGGTGCAGGTGCAGGTGCAATAGCTGGGGCATTAGGGTTGGGTGGTGTTGGTGCAGCACCAGGTGCAGCAGCAGGTAGTGAAATTGGTGCAGCTGTGGGTACGGCAGTTGGTGCTGGTAAAGCTGGTCTAACATTATGGAATCGGTTGAAAAACTACGCATCGCTTGTTAAGAAAACCGCGCCAATGTCCGTAATGCACGGTATTCAGTCAGGTGGTGTGATGATGGCTGACCTGATGAATGATAACAAGGAAATTACAGATGATGTAAGAAATCTTGTCTGGAAAAACATGGGTATGAATACCCTTATTACTGGACTTATTCCAGGTGATTTGGGAGATGTAACCAAACAAATTGCCGACAAGTTATTCAAAGGGGCTAAAGCTGCCGGTAAAGAAATCTCTACTGAGCCAATAAACAAATCAGCAGCTGAACTAGCTAAAATTATCACCACGCATGGTGGCAAGGTTGTAGGTGACCAGGTCACTGGTCCTGGACTATTCACACGTGGTGTAGGATTGATTAAAGGTGTTGGTAAAGTAGGAGTGAAATCTTCAGGTGAGGCAGTGCAAGAAGGCGCGACTGTTTGGAATGAAGAGAACACTCGTCAAGTTAACCAAGACGGTACAATCCGTGAACTTACACCGGAAGAAGAACGAGCCAAGTTAACTCAGGCATTATTCGAGGGTGGGATTGGTTTTGCAGCTAAAACACCGCATTCAGCCGTTGATGTGTTAAAAAATAGCTACCGCCATGACGAGACTGCTAACGCATATAAACAACAGTATGAGAACGAGGATTATGAGGCACGTGTAGCGCAACAATCACCAGAGTTCCAAGCGTTATATGCTAACTCTGCTAAGGCAACACCTAAAGAGCGATATGAAGAAGCAGAGGCAACGATTGCAGCGCAAAACCAAGCACAGCAAGCAATGCAAGGTGCTCAACAATCTACTATTCAGCGTTCAGCAGATCCTACCGGGTTATTCACACAAACCGCACAAGAGTTAGAGAATGATGTTGGTTTTGATGTAGCGAATAAACAATACGGTATATCTTACGACCCACTTCATACGTATTTCAATCCGACTACAAAAGACCGTAAGACATATGCGGATGTGATGTCACTGCTAGACAATACCATTCAAAGGGCTGAAGGTGTTGACGCCAACATAGAACAAGAACTAGCTGACATTCAAGATAGACTTAAAAATGGTGACTTGAGTGCGGTCAATGACTTGCAAACAATGCTGGTGGACGCAGACAAGTCTTATATTTTTGACGGTGTTACAGGTCTTGCTAAAGGCAAAAAAGCTATCCCTGCACTAACCACATTGAGCCAAAATCAGAAGACTGGGATTGGTGGCATTAGTACAAATACAGATGGGCTAAAACGTTTCTCTGACGCTGACCGTCAAGCTGTCAAAGACCAACTAATCCGTATTCAAGGTGATGCGACAGGTATTGATACAACGGACCTTAATGCGTCTATTGCAAATGTGAGAAACCGTTTATCAACCGCACAAGATTCTATGGCGAAACAAATTGCCACAGACCATCTTAATGCACTTGAAAAAATTGTCTCTCGTGACCAAGCGGAGTTAACAAAAACAGTTGGTCGGTACTTCACTAATGCCGCACCTAAGTCTACCCGTTATCAGGCAACTAAACACAATGCGTTCAACGATCCAGCAATGGAAACGCGCTTCTACAACAACGTGAAAAGTGCAGTTGATCATGCGAAAAACGCAGGTGTAGATGATGCAACACGTAAACAATGGATGGCAGATTTTGACGCTGTGTACAAACAAAACCCAGCTATCGCATTGAACCAACTTAATCAAAACATTAGTGGGTGGTCACGTGCACAAAATATGTCACCTACGCAGCAACGTGGTAGCAACTTCTTAAACCCTCAACAGTCGCAACGTTATGTGAACCAAGTAGAACTTACTAACGTGGTTGACGCACTCAACCAGTCCGCTAATGAATTGGCGAGTGGTGCGTTAGGGCAAGTAAACCCAGTAGACGTGAACAGTCGTATATTCGGTAACATTACACCGGATGAAGCTGGTCAGATTACACATCTTGTGGGTGCAATTAAACAGACTGTTAAACCAACCCTATTTAATGGCAATGCGCCTACGCAAACCGCCTATACGAAAAACCCTATCCAGCAGTTGCAAAATTTACAAGAAGATCTCGCCAAAAACCCTGGTATGTACAGTGGGTTGAATGGTGGCACTAAGATTGACTTGGATCAAATTAAGGCGTACGTTGACAGTACATTAGCTGCATTGACATCTGGCGACCAACTCCCTAAACCGTCTCCGTATATGGAGAAACTCGGTGAGGCGTTTAGCAGTAAATTAAACGGTGGTGAGTTCTTTTCCAGTCAGCTGTCTCAGGCAGACATGGCCATCAAAACGGGTGATAATTACACGCCTAAACCTTTGTGGGGAACACAATCAGGTGACTTCTTACGTTCTGTCGGTAAACAAGCCCGTGACGCACTACAAGGCATTGAGGTTGTTCATACGCCTAATGGTGTGTTGATTTATGCCAACAATGTGAACATCCCTGCACTTACCTCTGTGGTTCAACAAGGCCAGCAGGCGGTGAATAACTTGGCAGCAAGTGCACCACAGGCACAACAACAGATTCAGCAACTTGGTACTCAGGCGGTTCAGAACTTAGCGGCTAACACGTCTAATACACCGCCGTCTGGCACAGTGGGTGTGATGACACAACCACAGACTCAAAATGTGGCACAGGCGGTTGTGCAGTCGTCAGTGCATGACTTCAATGTGCAACAGCTCATTGCAAAAATCCAAGAGACTGACCGATATGGTAATAAGACAGGGTTAAAAGACTTCTTGCAGTTGATTTACAACGACCCTAAATCTGGCTACCACAAACATCCGTTGGTTAAAGCACTAATCAATTTAGCTAATGGTGTGAACAGTAAAGGCGCGCCAATTGCTAATGCCGTGTCACTACCAAACGTGGTGGCAATTAAAAACCTAAATACCAATGTGCAAGCACGTTATTTCTATAAGTCTGATGGCATTGGTACGTTGGAGATTAACGAGTCGTTGGCAGATGATTCATCATTCCACCATACGGTCGTGCACGAATTATTGCACTGGGCTATTTCACAAAACCACTTAGGCTATTTAGAGGGTGAACTACCTGCAGCGTATAACGTGATGGTCAACCTGTTTTCTGCAGGTGGCTCATATAGCAAAGCCTACAAGAAACTCGGAGAGATCGTATCAGACACTACTGGTCGATACGACGAACAGATTAAAGAGGCAGCTGCAGCACTGTTAGCACACAAAAACGACTCCACTTATAAACCACCGTTTATGGGTACACCTGAGTCAAATGCGCAACGTGATGCAAACGCTGCACGTAAGAAAGCGTCAACCGCACGTATCAAAGCACAGACATCTTTCAATAAAGCTAAAGAAGATTTAGCGAAAGCTCAACAAGCTCTTGACGAACATCAAGGTAGTGAGAAAGACCTCAAGCGTAAAGAAGCCGCACTTGATAAAGCAAAACAAGTGTATAAGGACAAAGAGGCAGCATTACAACAGGCAAACAAGGCTGACACTGACGCAGATACAGCACTTACTACTGCAGTAGAGCGTAATAAAACAGCAAAAGAACAACGCCAAAACCAAGTAAACGTGGAAGAGTTCATCAACACGCTTGTTGAGCTTGATGCACAGAAATGGGTTGATCCTAACACGAACGAAGAATTTAACATGTTGGATGAATTGACTAAGCACATTCAGTCAGTAGATCCTAGTTTCAATGGTCTTCGTGGCGTGATTGATACAGTTGCAAAAGCCCTAGATATTCGTAAAGCTGCAAGTGATGTGAATAAGTCGTTGTTCTTAGACCAACGTATTACTAACTCAACAAAACAAAAACGCCCGACGGTTTATCACTATGGCTATCGTGCAGACAACCAGTTTGTCCGTGGCAAGCCAGTAGGATATTTGAATGCACAGACTGGTACGTGGTCGTTCCACTATGATGACGTAAACGGTGTGCCACAACTGGTTGAGAATTTGACCTTTGGCCAGCTCTCTAACCTTGTTAAGAAATATGGCTTGTGGGTAGGTGAGGTTGAAAAAGACCACGTGATCCAACGTCCACCAAAAGACATGATGAGTCACTTGCAACGTTTCTCACCACCGATGTATAAGTTCTGGTCTATGTTGAACCGTGTACTCGGTGGCTCAGATGACAAGTTAGTGTGGCCAGTGCGTCAGCTCACCGGAACAATGTTGAGCCAACAAATCCGCCAGCAAGGGATTTCAATGTTCTTAGGGCAGATTGAGAAGGCCATTCAAAACATTCACGGTGCAGACATTCGTGATACATTGCAAGGCAAACTTGACAATATCCGTCAAGACTTTGAATACCAAATCAGTGGCGAGCCTGTGACTGGTGAGGCAACGCTGTACTCAATGGAGCGTGAAATCCACAAGTTAATGCGTGAGAGTGGTCTGACTAAAGAGAAAATTGACGACATCCTCTATGCAATGCGTGCACAAGACCGTCAGGGTGAACTATTTAAAAACGTGCCAATCGACCCACTTACAGGTCGTCGTCGTAAAGTAACTGATAACCTTACTGGGTTCTGGTATTTAGACACTAATGGCAAGCAAGTGCAAGACCCAGATGGCTCACAATTCTTGGCTACGTTGTCACCTGCAGAACAACAATTTGCACAACAGTTGAAAGACGAATTTATCCGTTATAACAACCAAGTGCTAGATATGGAGTTAATGGCAGGGCGTATGACTCAGCAGGCATATAACCTCGCGTACGGTAAATTCTACGTGCCACTACGCAATGAGAGCGATGATGCAACAGCATTCTTCAAGAAAGGAACAGGTCGTGTGACTAAGGCAGATAGCCCAATGACGCACTTCTTCTCTAATGCGAAGGCTCGCTTGAAATCAGCAGAGAACTCGTTGTTAATGCAAGAGCTACGTGAGACATTGGCTGAATATCCGATTGACGGCTTTATCCGTTTCAATGCAACAAAAATCAGTAAGACTGACCAAGGTAAATACCAACAACGTGCACAAGGTCTCGTAGAAGGTAACACCATTACATTCTTTGAAAACGGAAATAAATACACTGCGACGATTGTCGACCCGTTCTTATCTAAGAACTTACAGCGACACCGTGATGCCGTGGACCGTGATGATAGTACCTTCAGTTTACTTCGTTCGGTGGGCAACTTGACCCGCTGGTATGCGCAAGTGCGTACACAGACCCCAGCGTTCTTCATTACATCCATCTTGCGAGACAGTACACAGGCGTTACTTGGCCACCAACAAGCGTTCCGTGGACGGTCAGGGTTATCAGACAGTGAGCATATGGCATTGAGTTTTAAAACCATTGCAAAAGCCTATTCAAGTTTGGGCATGATCTTGAAATCTCGTTACGACATGGAGAAGGCTGACTGGCGATACAAGATGTACCGTAAACACGGTGGGGTGGGGCACTCTGCACAGTTCGACCTTGATACAACACGTGATGCGTTAGACGCTGATGTGTTTGGTAGTAAAGATATGTTTGGCAAGGCTAAACAAGGTCTTACTAGTGGGCGTAAGAAATACATGGATCTTATGCACTCGTCTGATGATGCAATCCGTTACGCGACGTGGATGACATTCCTTGAGCATAAGGCAGGACGTAAATTCACCTCAGAGGCGGACTTGCAACAATTCTTGGCAAACAACCCTGAAGTCAGTGCACTTGCAACAGAAGGCTCAAAAAACATCACCGGGAACTTCCAAAACAAAGGTCTTGGTAACCAATTTGAGCGTAATATGTTTATGTTCTGGAACGCCAATATGGTGGGCTTACCTAACTCAATCCGTTCATTCAACCCTCGCTATGGTATGGCAGGGATTAAGATGGCAAGTATCTTCGGTGGCTTGTTGGCAATGCAAGCACTGATGGCTGGCTCTGCAGGTGATGATGACGACGGTAAGGCAAAATTCTTCCGCCTTAAAGGAATCGGTGACTGGGTAGGTACTTCAGAAGATGGTGGCCTTGCAATTCCAGTTGAGCACGGGCTACGACCATATACACACGGTATCTTAGCGTTCACCGGGTTAATTACCAGAAACTATACAGTAGGTCAAGCTGTTAAGAAAGCGTGGGATGGTGCGATTCAAGGGCTTACCCCATTCTCTCCATCACAGACTGGCGACGCGTTATTTGACTCAATGTACGCGGTGTTACCAACCATCTTACAGGCTCCAGCACTTCGTATGAAAGGTACAGACTTCTTTGGTCGTGACGCAATACCTCGTCAATTTGATGAGGAAGGTCGTGAGATTACAGATGGACCAAATGCAGTCAAATTCCGTGACAAAGACAGTGACTTCTCTATCTCAGTAGCCCATGCGATGAACAAAGCGACAAATGGCTTTATTGACATCACACCAGGGTCAGTCGAAGACTTACAGGCTCAGTTATTTGGTGGCTTCTACACAATGGTGAAGACAGCGAATAAAGAGTATGCGAAATCTGGAGACCTGATGTCTGCGATGGGTGCGGCAGTATTCAAAGGAAAAACAGCAGAATACAACAGTTTTGCACTTCAAGAAGAAGTCCAAAACCGTATTGCCGAAGCACGTAAACAATACAGACTTGGTGAGTCAGTCGATGACATGCTCACTGGTGCGAGTAACCTCCCTGAAGAGTATCAAGAACTTGTCGCATTGGACAAAGAATTACGCAATGAGTTAAAATTCAAGGACGAGGAAGGGAACTCAGTCAACTCATTAAAACAACGTGAGAAACAGTTGCGAATGACGGAAGACAAGAACCCACAAGAACTCTTTATGGTGCAAGAAAAAC